CGTTCACCAATCAAGTTTACTGTGTAAATCTTTATAATCCCGGACAAGTAAATACTCTGGATCTTAGCGGTGCTACTCTCAATTTAACTGGCGTGATTATTCAAAATCTAACTGGTTTGACAGCTTGGCCTGCTCAGGGCTATATCAACTGGAGCGGAGTCACGGGCGTTGTAGGAACGATAGATGCGACGATCAATTTTAACGCCGATCCAACTACTTTCAAATTTCCGAATGACAACACGTTCACTATTACTAATTTCCTGCCAGATAATTCTGCCACCAACCCATATATCCAGACTGGTACTGGATCAGGTACGTTAGTATCGCCAGCCGAGTCGGACGTAAGGAGCGGAGTGGCTTACGGTGTTAGCGGAAACGGATCGACAGGAAGTTATTCTGGCGGTGGCGGCACTGTCGGATATGGTGGTTAAACAATAAGGGAAAACATGGCAGCAGGTTTAAGAGTATTTCCAAGTCAAGCCATTGATTTAGTCAATCAATCGGGCAGCGTGTCTATTTACACGGTTCCGCAAGAGTGGATGCTGGTTCTATACGGCATTGATTTGATAACTATTTCCAGTTCCGGATTGAGTGCTGAGCCGATCATTGAAATAGGCAATAGCGGGTCCGCCACCGCATATCAACAAACATATTTGCAAGGAACATACAATTATATTCCATCAGTTCCATCAGAAAGACAAGTGGCACCGGCAGGGACCACGATAACAGCGACAATCCAAACCAATAGCGTTGCCACAAGCCACAAAGGATTAGTTGTGTTGGTCGGGTATCTGGTTCCAGCAACCGCATTTGGTATTCAATCGTGGGTGCTTGCAGAAAATTGAGACTATTTGATATTCGAGTTGATCTTTTGCATTTGTTCTTTCCAGACAGCCTGTTGAGCATTGAATTGTTCCACTGCCTTCTTCTCGGAGCGTCTTGCCAACCACCAAAAGAACACAAAGATGGCAACCATCGACACGCATTCGGCCACAAGAGCGAGGTATCCCGACATCGCATTAGTGCTTTGACCAATAGGCAATTGATTAGCTTCTAGTCCTTTCTGGATAACATTCAACTCGACATCGGGCGCAGTGGCATTCTCAAAAGTGTAGTTTGCAAACCAAATCGGTTTATCTGACCGGTTCGCAATTTTCATGAGATATTGCAGGTGCAATGCAGAGTCATATGAAATGGCCGGGCGTGTTTGCGGCAGTGATGGTGTTTGAGCCGGTGGTGTTGTTGCTTGCGATTGAGTTAGCTTCGGCTTGCTGCCATCTTTGGTTGAGAACGTGACATCTACCACAACGTCGGCAAAATCTTGATCGGATTTGTTGAAGAGCGATACGGCAACAACGCTTAAACTCGGCGGGTTGGTGTTTCCGACGGGCAAGCCCGAAACATAGTAATCCAATTGGCGAACACGGTTGCTGTAGCGTGTCCAGAGGAATGTTGCCAGTGAACCTATGAGGAGAGTGATGAGCGGCATGAGAATGACTCTAAGGTTCCAGTGATGCCGCCGTTCAGAAAATGGAGGTTTGTCGGTGGTTTTCTCGGTTGTCATGCCGTTCAGTTTACGACGGGCGGCTATTGCTGGCAAGAGTGCCGAAAATTGATTTGAGCGGCTTACCTACTTGAGTGAGCCTAATTCATTTGGATTTATTTTCGGGCGTTGGCGGCTTTCATTTGGCGTCCAAGTTGGCGGGCATCCGCTTCGATCATACGTACTACTCAGATATTGAACCCTTCGCAAATGAGGTATATGCCAAGAACTTCCCGCAATCGGTCCCGCTCGGAGACATCCGCACCATCGACGGCCACAAGCTGCGTCAGCAGCATCCGGACGCAACCTGGATTGTTACAGGCGGCTTCCCGTGCCAAGACATTAGCCAGGCAGGAACACGCACCGGGCTCGCTGGCAGTCGGTCGGGTTTATGGTTTGAAATGCTGCGAATTATTCATGGAGTACGACCACGAGCGATCATTGCTGAAAACGTCGCTGCCTTGTGCCGTAACGGATTGGATAGGGTTCTCATTTCTCTTGCCCAAATCGGGTATGATGCGGAGTGGCAAATTATATCAGCCGCCTCAGTCGGTGCGCCACACTTGCGGGAAAGAATGTGGATCGTCGCCTATCCGTCTATTGCCGACACCTGCTTGCACCGATGCGAACATCACCAGAGTTCACAACAAACGCCGCAAGAATGTGTGGGAAACGGCCAGCACTCTTACGCAGAGAATGAAGCATTACCAGATTGGACTAACTGGACACGAGTTGCCACCGAAGCAGCAATACATTCTGAACCCGCACTTTACAGAGTGGATGATGGGTCTACCGAAGAATTGGACCGACGTTTGAGCCGGATCAAGGCTTGCGGAAATGCCATCGTTCCACAAGTCGCTGCGGGCGTGTTTAGGGCGTTGAAGGCATCGGGCATACTGGAAGCCGAGTAGCTGCCGGAGAACGCACCAGAAGGAACCGTATCGCAATCCAGACGTATCGGGCCGGAATGGCGGCATGAAAACATCGGTCAAGGTACTTCTGAACCCTCCCGGCAATACGGTTGTAAGAGGCGAACCATTTAACTAAATTTGCCTTCCAAATCCGCTATTGTATTGCCGACACGCCAGACAATTGATTAGTTTTAATTGTTTGTATTTGACAACTAATCAACTACATAATCCTGTGAGAGATAAGAGCCGTACCGAAATAGCCTCAATTCTGGATTTGACGGAAACCACTATCAAGCGATGGGTGGCTCAAGGTCTTCCATGCGACGCCAGCACCAGAACCGGCCTATATGATGAAGCCGAAGTGCTGGCATGGATGAAAACAAATAAGAAAACCGGGAAGGTCGGGCATCCTGAAAATGAGTTGAGCGACGACCTAAAGGCAATGCGAGCCCGGAAAGAGGCGGCCATTGTCCGAAGGCTTGAACGAGAGAACCAAATAGCGGAAGGCAAATTGATTGATCGGGCGCAGGTCGAAAGTAATCAGATTGCCAAATGCCAGCATTTGCGAATTACCTTGATGGCAATGGGTTCCACTCTCTCGCCACAACTCGAAGGCTTGACACCGATAGAGCGACAACAACTTATTGACCAATATGCGGAAACTTTATTGAAGGAATTTGCAAAATGAATAGACCTTGTTTTTACAAATACGTTATCCAGCAATCGTCCAGTTATCGCTATGTTGGCGCTATTGAATTTACCACGAGCAAGAGAGAAGACATGGCCGAAATTGTCTCAAATACAATTGAAGAATTTGGCAAACAAATAGGTGAAGACTTGAAAGTTAAACACGTCCGAGAGTAGAGGAAGCGTATGAGCGACATTGAAGATACGCCACCATCAATCAACGTGCGGCACCTTCGGGCGTTGGCAATGGAATTGCTTGAAGAATTGGACAAGCAGCATTTGATAACTAATTGGATAACAGATTGCGCCAAAACACTTCGATACAATCAGTTGAGAGAAGCGATCCAAGCATATCTAAATAGCAATGTGGATTTAAGAGAATGGAGATAAATGGTAATTTCAGTTAGCAAGACAACTTCGACAGTAAATTTAGACACGGACAGTAACGGCAACACCGGCGTACTTCGAGACGGTTCGGGCAATGCCGAAGGAAATACGCTGACCGCTAATACTAATCTGGTGACACTCGGCACTTTCACCGGAAGCGTTGCCACAATCACTTCGGCAACCACGCTCGGAGCAAATACCGACATTATTGCGGATGCCACGGGCGGCACCTTTGCACTCACAATGCCTTCGGCAGTTGCCGGGTTGACGTATCACATATTCAAGAAAGATAACGTCGCCGCAGTCACCTTGACCGGCGTAACTGGCGTAAGCACTTTGACAACTGGTATGCAGAACACTTGGCACCGGATCGTATGCGATGGAACCAACTTCTATTGTGGATAATTTGATAAGTTTGTATTTGATAACTAATTCATTTAATGCAATCCGTGAAAGGATTAGGTGGTTTGGACAGATCAAGAAAAGCAAATCCTGTATCCACCAGAACGATTGACGCCTTCGCAATGGGCTGAGCGGCATCGGTATTTAACTCCATCGGTGGCGGCGGAAACTGGAAGATTGCGATTATCCAGAACGCCATACATGACAGCGATACTTGATTGTTGCATGGAGCCGGGCGTTGAGGAAATTATATTTGTCAAACCTACTCAAGTCGGGTGGTCAACCGCATTAGAGACGATGATAGGCTATTGGGTTTCCGAAGATGCCGGGCCAATCTTGTTGGTTCTCGACAGTCAAAAAACTGCGCAGGAAGTTGTTGAAGAAAGGATAAGGCCACTCATCAGCAACACGCCAGTTTTAGAGGATAGGTTGAGCCCTCATGCTCACGACAACACACTTCAATCAATCAAGTTTGATGGATGCTCGTTGTATCTCGGTTGGGCCGGTTCTGCTGGCACTCTTGCCAGACGTGCAATCCAACGTGTTGTTATCGACGAAGCCGACAAATTTCCAGACAACATCGGACGAGAGGCGGACCCGATTTCGCTGGCGATAGAACGCACTGCCACCTACGGCTATCGCCGCAAGGTCCTAATCGGCTCAACGCCGACAACACGGGATGGAACGATTTGGAAGGCGTATGAGGCGGCTGGCGACAAGCGGAAATATTTCGTGCCATGTCCGCATTGTGGCGAGTTCCAAGCACTCGTCTTCGGCCAGATCAAATATCCAGAATTGAAGATTGAAGATAAGAACGCATATGCGGATCAAATCGAACACCACCGGCTCGCCCACTACGAATGTCTGCACTGCCGCCAGCCGATCCGGGAGGCAGAACGCACCAGAGCGATTTTAAGAGGCGTTTGGTTATCCGAAGGTCAATCCATCGACCGAGCCGGAAACGTCGCCGGAAACCGCCCGCAAGCAAAACGGGTGGCATTCTGGCTCAATGCCTTGTACTCGCCTTGGCGCAGTTTTTCGGCCATCGCTGCTGAGCATCGAAGGTCGTTGAATGATCCCGGACGACTTCAGAACTTCCGTAACGCATGGTTGGCCGAGCCTTGGGAAATAGTTGTCAAAACCGCCAACGTCGATGATTACCGAAAACTGCGAGAGAGTGCGCCAGCGCCCGGCATGGTTCCAGCCTGGGCCGAGTACATCCTCGCTGGTGCGGACGTGCAAAAGGATCGGTGCTACTGGACGGTGTTTGCCTTCGGTGCCGAGTATCGAAGCCAGTTGGTTGCATATGGCTTGGCGTTGACGCTGGACGAGTTGAAGCGGCACACACTGGAAACGCAGTGGCAACTTGAGACGGGCGGCAGCAGCCGGGCCCACGGGCTTTTCGTCGATGCCGGGTATCGCACCGATGAAGTCTATCAATTCGCCAGAACCGACGAGCGTATCAGGCCAATCAAAGGCGACAACGACACGCAGCCGATGCCGGTTAAATATTCAACCGCCGGGAAGCACTTCGGAGTTCCGCTTTACTTGCTAAATACGCAATTGCTAAAGGATCGTCTTTCGATATTGCGGGTCGATGGTCGCTGGCAAATCAATCAATCCGTCTCGGATGAATTCCTGCAACATCTTGCCAGTGAGCATAAGACGCTGATTAAAGGGAAAGAGCGTTGGGATACAAAATCCAGTGGAGCAGCAAATCACTATTTGGATGCCAGCGTTTACGCTCTTGCCGGTGCTGAGATATTCCGGGTCGATCTGCTGACACCGAAGGACGAGACGCCAGCGCCACCACCAAAACCACAGCCGATGGAATTTGAGATTAAACGCCAACAAGAGCAGTTTTCCGGAAGGCAGACAAACAATTGGCTTGGCACCGCCGGGAATTGGCTTCACAGGAATTAGTTATCAAATACGTCGGGCGGGAACTTTATCACTTTTATCACAGTTCTCACTAGATAGATTGATGAGCAGCCCGACCGACCAACAAATCTTGGACGCCTTGCGAACCGCCTATTTCAATCTGGCAGTTAGTGGAGCCAAATCTTATACGATCCTTGGACGCACTTACACCAGATTTGATATTGACCAAATCCAGAAAGGCATCGCTTGGCTTGAAGCGAGAGTTGACGCTGCCACGCAACCGGGCATCGGTGGCGGTACTTGTTTGATCGGGTTCAATGGAACGTGATAAAAGTGATAAAGCGATAAGTCTGGAGTTGTGTGAATTGGCTTGATGATTTAATCAATTTCGTATCACCGAAGAAAGGTGCTGAGCGTCTGGCGTATCGCAATGCAAACAATTTGCAGGCGACTTACACTGGTGCCAATCAATCTCGCATATCAACATATTGGAGCCAATCCGAGAGCATTACCGGATTGCCACACTTAAACCTTCAAGTGCATCGGTACATGAGGGACCGGGCAAGAAGCTTGATTGAGAACAATGCACTCGCATCCTCCATTCTGAATAGAGCGACCGAGAACATCGTTGGCAACGGGTTTCAACTACAAGTGTTGTCCAGTGACACCGAATGGAACAAGCATTGCGAGGAATTATTTAATCAGTGGTTCCATCATGCTGATTACTACGGGCGAACATGGGCCCAACACCAGCGACTAATTTGCAACGGATTACTCAGGGATGGCGACATCGGTGCCGCTCTACTCGGTAAGGGTCAAATCCAATTGGTTGAAGGCGACTACATCAGTAGTCCATACACCAACGGAAATGCCTATTTGCATGATGGCGTTGAATTAGACAAGTTCGGCAGAGTGAACCAATATTGGATAATGCAATTCGTCAATTTGCAGAACCGGACATGGAAGCCAATCAAGCCGAAGGATTTTATATTTATTGGCAATATCCGCCGGGCAACTCAATATCGTGGTGAAACGTATTTTGCTCAATCCTTCGATTTGTTTGACCAACTCAAAGGATACCTTGATGCAGTGGTTCTCTCTGCCAAGATAGCGGCGTGTCTCGCCATCTTCATTCGCCAGAACTCGCCAACCGCCGCCTTGCAAGGATTAGGATATGGCCGGAATGCTGGCAATCAATCACAACGACAATTGCAATTAGAGCCGGGCATGATCCAAGCCTTGCAGCCGGGCGAAGACATACAACAAATCAATCCGCAGCAACCGGGTGGCAACTTTGATAACAATGTCAGGATGCTCATTCGGCTACTCGGTACGAATTTCGGTATGCCATTAGAGCAAGTGTTGCTCGACTTCTCGCAAACTAATTACAGCAGTGCCAGAGCCTCAATTCTTCAAGCACAACGAAGTTTCGAGTGCATCCAAAAGTTGTTGGTTGATGATTACTTTCGACGTGTCTATCGGTGGCGAGTTTCCAAATTCATCAACGATGGGTTGCTGGAAGATCGGCCCGACAAGTTTGCTCATCGCTGGTTTGCGGAAGAGTGGCCGTATCTCGACCCGGTGAAAGAGATACAGGCGTCAATGCTGGCAGTGGATGCCGGACTGGACACCGTAAGGCGTCAAGTCATGGCGAAAGGGCTCGACCCGGACAAGTTGCTGGTCGAGCGGGCCGCAGAACTCAACAAGATGCGCCAACTGGATATTCCAATCTATCGCACTTCATTGGTTGCTCAATTAGACGCATCAATTCCAGAAGGAACATCCATAGATAACAACGTGCCGACGCCGACACCGGAGGAAATTGAAGTCAATTGAGGTCAAATCTAATTCCGTCTGGAACACGCTATGGGCGTGCGAACCAGGAGCATTGCGAAAGATGTTGGCGGGAAATCCACAACAACAGAAGCAAGCAGACAACGCACCGGCAAAACAGGGTGCCACCGCAATCATTCCGATTGTCGGCGTTCTCTCCAAGTATCCAAGTATGTTGGATGACGTATTCGGCTTCGTTTCGACAATCCAAATCCAAAACCAGATAGACGCAGCACTCTATGATGAAGAAGTCGAGAAGATAATACTCTTCATCGACAGTCCGGGTGGCACTGTGCCGGGCGTACCCGATCTGGCCGACTACATCGCTACGGCTAAGACGATCAAGCCGATTGTCGCCTATGTCTCTGATATGTGCGCCAGTGCGGCCTATTGGCTTGCCAGTCAATGCACCAGCATTGTTGCCAACGAAGCCGCCTTTGTCGGCTCAATCGGTGTCTTCCTCGTCCTATGCGATGAGAGCAAGGCGGCGGACCAACACGGCGTTAAATACACTCTCATATCTGCCGGAGAATACAAAGGGCTGGAGGTTCCTGGACTGCCTATTGACGAGCGTGCAATCGGAGAAAGCCAGAGGCAAGTCAATTCAATCTATCAATTATTTTGTAGTGCAGTTCAGGGTGGCCGGAAGATAGACACAAATCAAATACGAAATTTGGCGGATGGAAGAATACATATTGCAAGTCAAGCCATTGAACTTGGTTTGATTGATGCGATTGGCACGTTGGAAGTGGCAATTCAATTAGAGGACATAACAAATATGGACAACGAAAAGAAAGCGGATAGCGCACCATCGGACGACATGCTAAAGCAATTGCTCGACGCCATCAATTCTCTTTCAGAGAAACTTGATAAACAAGATGATGACGATGATGAGGATGAAGGCGAAAAGGATGAGGCTTGCGATAAGGCCGACGATGAAGGCAGTGAAGACGAAAGTGCAAAGGCCATTGCGTCCGAGCATGATCGGTTGAAGGCAATTCAACATGCTTGTGGCAACCGAGCCGAATTCGCATTGAATGCTTTCCTATCTGGCAAGAGTGCAGTTGAAGCCAAGGCGGAACTCGCCGACTTGCTTGAGCAGGAAAATAGCAAACTTCGCAAGAGGGTTAGCGATGAAGGGCTGGAGCCGCTGGCGCTCGGATCAAATCAAGTAAGCAATCCGGAAGACCCGGAACAAATTTGGACTGCAAATATCAACAATGTGCAGTCTACATATCAGGGAAAGAAAAACTATTTTCTAGCGGCATGGAAGCATAATAAGAAAGGCAACAAGTAATGAGCAATTTAAGTTCTACTACTCCTCGTCCATACGATGTACTGCCAACAGCATATCAAGATTATCCAATGGACGCAGTGAAGATATATGAAGGTTCTGCGGTATCAGACAAGATCGTATCCAGTGCGAATACTGGTATTGCTCACACGTTGGTTGCTGCTGAAGACTTCTTGGGTTTCGCCAATGCCACTAAGGACAATTCTAGCGGATCGTCCGGCAGCACAACTGTAAATGTTATTGCTGAAGGCGTTGTGCAAATTCCCGTTACCGGCGTGTCCGATGCTACCAAGTTGGGAGTAACTGTGTACGCCAGCGATGGCAACACGTTTACGCTTACTTCGTCAAGCAATAGTGCCGTAGGGAAAATCGTTAAATACGTTTCGGGTTCCACCTGCAAGGTCAAGTTTCAGGGTGTGGGCTATCGGTCAGTCTAATTAGATAATTTGTAATTAGGTAATTTGAGAATAGAGGGATATGGGCAAATTTGATAGTGTATGGACTCCAGTTCTTGCAGGTGCATTCCTGACTGAATATGAAGGCTCGGTAGATAAGATGTGGACTACTCCGATTACTCGGAAGTACGATAGTCCCGGCGAGTTCTTGAAACTTGTTGATCTTGGCACCGTTGGCGCAGTTAGACAATTGAGCGGCGGGCGGCAATTCACTGCACCAATCGCTTACACGCAAACAATACAGAATGTTGTTTATGAACTTTCAATGTCAATCGACGTTGAAGACGTGCGCAGAGACAATATCGGAATGTGGGAGGCGAAAGCCGCCGAAATGGGTGGCAAGTTTGCCGATCATGTAAACAAGTTAGCAATCTCGCAATTGACTACAAATCCAACTTGCTTCGATGGCGTTGCATTCTATGGTTCAACGCATCCTGTGAATGGAACGACCCAGAACAACGATTTGACGAGCAGCCAAGTTGCCGCACTCGCTACCGCCTCTGGTGGTGGTGCCACGCCAACCGCCGTTGAAATGATGAACTCCATCCTTGGTTGCGTTTCGTGGTTCTACACGCTGACTGACGAAGCTGGCGACCCGTTGAACGGCTCGGCCAGAAAGTTCCTGCTTGCGACAAGCAATCCAAACATCTATGCCAGTGCAGTTACTGCAATTGGTTCTATCCAGTTGTACGGTGGCAGCACCGACATCTTGAGCAAACTAGATGCGAAGGGTTATCAGTTCGATGCCACAATGGACCCTCGTTTGGGCTCACAGTCGTCAACTGTCTTCTATCTCTTTAGAACCGACTCGGTTATCAAGCCACTTGTATGGTCCGAAGAGTTTGGAGTTGAAATAAATTTCCTTGGTGATGGAAGCTATAACGCTGTCCATGACAACCAATATATTTGGGCATCCAAGGCAACAAGGGCATTGGCACCGGGCCGCTATCAACATGCAATCCGTGCAACACTGTCCTAATCGGGAAAATGATTAGAGACACAAGGCAGACAGGTTTCTGTCTGCCTTGTTTCGTTATCACTTTATCACATTTATCAAATAGACAATGAACCAGAACGACCTACTTGCTGCCGATGCCGTGAACACGTTCCTTGTCGATTTTGGCGAGACGATTACTTACACGCCTTATCAATCGTCGCCAATCACGATCCAAGCACTCATCAACCGCAATGTGATTACCGGCATTCCCGGATTGACTGGAGCAACAAGCTACAAGCATGAAGTCGAGATTGCCAACGATCCTACCTACGGGCGTACCAGCATCAATAAGGGCAAGGATAGTGTCACGATGAATAATGTAGTCGGTGGCACCACCGAGACGTTTGTTGTTTTGCAGATTGTCGAGAATGACGCCGGGATGTTTCGCCTTGGAATTGGATAACATATTTGATAACTAATCTATGCACATTCAATTTCGATATGACGACATACCACCATTTGAGAAAGCCATTAAGTTTGCTGCGCCAGAACACCTATTGCGAGCAGTGGTTTCAGCCTATCATCGTATCGGCAAATACGATATTGACACGATGAAGTCTAACCAATTAAGCCGGTTCAACATCAGGAGCAAGGGTTTCCGCAATTCATTCAAGCATAAGGTGAATGACGCAAAGCAACTTCGGAATTTGCAGTTGAGAGAGTACACAGGTGCCAAGCCTTTCAGGATATTTCAGGAAGGCGGCACGATCCATCCTGCACGA